GGTCTCGGTGTTGGCGCCCAGGGCACGCTGCACCACACGCGGGCCTACATCGAACAACTCAGCGACGATGGGCACGATCAGGGAGGGCTCTGCACCGGTGCGATGCACCAGCCGCTGCACGGCTTCACGCATGGAGTGGTCACGCATGACGCTCAGGGCACCGTAGTCCTGCATCTTGTCGAAGACGTCCAGATCGCGCTGCGCGAGGGCCAGCAGGCTCACGTCCACGGCCTCGGGGTCACCATTGGCACTACGCTTGGCTTGGAGGGCAGGGGTGTAGTACTCGGAGGGGGCGTAGCCACCGTGCAGGAAGTACAGCGAACCGGAGGGGTTGTGGGCACCGAAGCGGGGCACTGGTTTACCAGTAAACTTGCCGGAGGCGAAGAGCCAGCGGCCATCCTCGGAGAGGTTGACGTACTTGAGAACGTTGGAGGGGAGCACTGACTTCATGGTACTATGGGCAGGTGGTTGATGACGGGAGCGCTATACTACAGCACGCGAGTTACGCTGTCAATGCCCCTACAGTTCACTCAACTGTATATAGGGTTTGGGTCTTCCTACGAAATGGATTTGCCAGAAGGCTCAATTTACTGGTAAACCCTTTATACAATTTGGGCGGATGTACAGCACGAAGTTCGCTAAGTTTTCTCGTAAGTCCTTGATGTTCGATTTTCAGGAACTTGTAAGTCGTTGTTTAATCAGGGGAAATTGGGCAATGTTCGGGAAAGTGTTTAGATTTGGAAATATGAAGGGCCTAAACGGGAAAACATAACTTTAAAATATACCACAGTTCACTTTTCCCCCCTCTCCTGTCAATGTGAAGTCGGATTAAAAGAGGGTTTCCCTTACCTATCCTATTTATTTATTTAAAAAATATAAAGAACAACAGAACAAACGCCGGTTTTTCTTTTGGAAACAACAACTTGCGTGTTCGCCGCTGCACCGAACAACCCGAACATCCAGAACAAGGGCTAGAACAGCGTGTTTACCAGTAAACGCTGCTCGCGTACCCGCACCGCTGCTCGCGGACTCGTTTGGGGACCGGGTGTTTCGCCCCTGGGCGGCTGCGGGCGTTGGGCCTGGGTGGTTTACTGGTAAATTCGTGTGCCGCAGGCTCACGTCGCGTGGTGGGCCGGCGGTGCGGGCTTCGCTCGCGTACAGGCGCCGGGGTGCTCGCGTACTCGCGTGCCGCTCGCGTGCTCGTTGACATCCGGTCCCGACCGGGCACAAAAAAGCCCGCAGGGCGCGAACCCTGCGGGCTGTGTGGCAAGCCCCGGCTTGCGCCGGGGCCTCGGGCCGTCAGACCTTGTTCCTGTCGATCAAGGCCAAGATACGCTTGGCCGAGTCGCGGGCGGCGTCGATGTCATCGGTAGACCAGGACTTCTGTCCCTGGACGTTAGCGCACAGCGCCGTTAAGGCCAGCTTCCACCCCGCTGGGGTGTTAAGCGACACGCCATCATTAGCCGCGGCTTTGCTAGCCTCCGGCTTAGCCTTGCGGCCCGACTCCGAGAGGGACGGGAATTCCTCGGCAAACTTTTTGAACAACCCGGCAGGCGCTGGGAAGCCGCTGCCCCCTTCGTCCTCGCAAGCCTCAAGGGCCTTGCGCGCTGCGGCCGGGGTGGCCGCGAGGATACGCTTCGCGTTTGAAGCGTACGAGCCGCCGCCTGTAATCGCGGCCAACTCCTTCCCCAGGGTTTCACCTTCAGCCGTGGCCACAGCCGTCCCCATGGCTGCAAGGCGCAGCACGGCTGCGGTAAACCTCTTCGAAAATCCATCCATCTTGCCCTTATGGGCAATGGCCGCGGTTGCGGCTGCTATTGCCGCCGCGCGCAATTCAGCAGGGGTGCCGGAGGTACGAGTAGCCATTGTGTCCACCTATCCTGGTTTGACACGCTAGGGAAGCCGCCTAGCCGGTGTCGCATCGGGGATCGACGCGACAAACGAACTATAGCACTACAGGAAATCGCGTCAAGTGGACAGACGTTTACCGGTAAACCGCCAGTCTCGCCCCCCACCCATCCCCGACCCCCCGCTGGCAGTTTGGAGTCCCGCGCGCTCGCTGCGCTGTATTCCGCACAAACGAAGATCAAAAATTATGAAACCCCCATTAACACTATACAAACTATAGGGGGCCACTAGGGACTACAAAAACTAAGGGCCACTAGGGACTACAAAAACTATAGGGGGCCACTAGGGACTACAAAAACTAGGGGCCACTATGAACTATACAAACTAAGAAAGGGGGTAGGGGGGTACCGAAATAGGAAACCACCCCCAAAGGGGACCCAGAGAACCTACCCCGTCAATGGGACCCAAAGAACCGTGGTTGACGCGAGACTCCCCAGTGCAGTAGTATTGGGGAACGCCAAGGTGCGGCGCGGGAAGCCACCATCCATGATCGAAGCTCCACTCGACGATTTCATCCCCCTTCCGACCGGTGCAAAGACTCTGAGCACTGCCGAATACGCCACCCTTCGGGCCAAGGCTCAGGCTGCATGCCAGACCGCTTCCGTGCTGCTCGACGAGGGGTACGAGTCTGAGCCCCCGCAGGCAGAAGCCCTGCGTCGCCAAGCGGCGGATGTGCTCAAGTACGTCAACGCAGGTCAGGCTGCTCCCACGCAGATCATGACCTCTCCGGAGGGTGCGCTCTACATCGACCGGATCCTGACGCAGTACGACATGGAGGTGGTGCGCGACGCCAAGCGCTTGCGCAACTACGTCACCAACAAGTTGATCCTGGAGACCGAGAACCCCGATGCCAAGACGCGCATGCGTGCTCTGGAACTGCTTGGGAAGGTCAGTGACGTGGGGCTGTTCACCGAGCGCACGGAGATCACCGTCAACAACCGGTCCACGGTCGAGCTTGAGAACACACTGCGGGACAAGCTGCGCCGCCTGATGGGCACAGACACTGCAGAGGACGCCACCATCCTGGCTCCGCCCATCGAGACCACTGCTCCTATCGACGTTGATACAGCTTTGGCGGGGCTGGAGTGAGCACAACTCTGACCGTGCCGGAGATCCAGACCCTGATGGCAAACATCGGGAAGCTGACTCCTGCCGAGCAAGAGCAGTTGATGAGCGTTGTGGAGGAGTTGGAGCGTCGAAAGCATGCGAAAGCCTGCAGAGATGATCTCTTAGCCTTCTGCCAGCACATGGATCCAACGTACATCGTTGCGACCCACCACAAAAAGCTCGCAGAACTGCTGACCAACATCGCCTATGGACACAAAGATCGCATCGCAGTGTCCATTCCACCCCGGCACGGGAAGTCCCACCAGATAAGTACGCTGTTTCCGGCGTGGTTTTTGGGTAAATTTCCCGACAAAAAGGTGCTGATGGTGTCCCACACAGGGGATTTGGCCGTAGATTTTGGTCGAAAAGTGCGAAATATCATCGCAGACCCGAAATATGCGTCCGTTTTCCCCGGAATCAGCCTCGCACAGGACTCAAAAAGTGCCGGAAGGTGGTCTACGAACCGTGGAGGCGAGTATTACGCCTGCGGTGTCGGCGCTGCCCTTGCTGGACGGGGTGCTGACCTGCTTTTAGTCGATGATCCACACTCGGAACAGGACCTTTTGGCAGGAAACTTCGAGGAACTTGAGAAAACGTATCAGTGGTTCGCTTTCGGCGCACGTACTCGTCTGATGTCAGGGGGCAGAATTGCAGTGGTTCATACCCGCTGGCACCAAGATGACCTGATTGGGCACCTCGTCAAGGACGGTGCCAACAATCCCAAGGCCGACCAGTACGAAGTCTTCGAGTTCCCGGCTATGTTGGAGACCGCCAGCGGGCTCAAGGCCCTCTGGCCTGAGAAGTTCGATCTGGAAGCCCTGGAGCGCACCAAGGCGTCGATGCCTGCGTACCAGTGGAACGCACAGTACATGCAGAACCCCACGGGTGAGCAGGGTGCGATCATCCAGCGGGACTGGTGGAGGCCGTGGAAGAGGGACGCTGCGCCACAGTGCGAGTACCTGATCATGGTGCTGGACGCAGCGGCGGAGAAGAACAACCGTGCCGACTACACAGCGCTACTGACGTTTGGTGTATTCAGTGACGACGAGCTTACCAAGGGCGAGCCGCATATCATCCTGCTGAACGCCATCAAGGTGCGTGTGGAGTTTCCTGAACTGAAAGATCTTGCCATCCGTGAATGGAAAGATTGGGAACCTGATTCGTTCA